GTCAGCTGATGCGATATCATACAGGGGGGCTCCAAGCGTCCATGTAGGAACTTGGTCGACCGATTGGTTTGTGCTATCAGGACGAAACCACGCGACTGCCGAATAGTCGATCAGCACCCGGTCCTGTCCTACAATCCTACCGATTGCATTAAGGTTCTCTCCGCGAGCGCTAGCCGGCATACGGTACCGCTGGACGCCCATGGCTGCATAGGAGAGTTCCTGAATTTCAGAGACCAAAGCCCATAGCAATGAGAGCAAGACTTCGGACCTGCTGAACTGGCGTAAGACCCTTCCGGCAGCACGGGTCTGAAGATCAACATCATAAACCGGTACTATTTCGAATCGCATTAGATGGTCACTGTGATTGCTATGTTGTCAGAATCGAATGTGGCGATTTCATCCCAATCAATAACCACCGATTGAAGTGTCGGTGGATCTTCGACACCGATCAACAAGCTGGTTACGGTAAATCCTGGAACTGAGTTGATTGGGGTGTAAAGCTCTGAGGCATAAACGCTTTGACCCGGAGCAAATCCGTACCGTGAATAACCCTCATCGATGCCAAGGCCAGGAGCACCCGAAAGCGCATAATCTAGGATTGCATCCCTTATTTGGTCCGCTCCGTTCGTCGGCCATAGAGATTGATTCACCACGGTTAACTCAATGGCGATATAAATGGGAATCTGATCGGGCCTAGTGAACTTAACAGCGTAAGATATTCCTTGATCATCGAGGACATTAACTGTTGTTGTACCATGAAATCCGCATAGAGCAGGGGACTGCTCATGGAGTATTCCAGCGATATCCTGATCATTACCTCCCAATACAACCGGCGCGATGGATTTACCGGGGATGCCACGTCCGTCTGTTGCTAACGTGTTATTCTGATATACCCGAGCCCACGTTACCCCAGTTAAGTTAGCTAAATTTCCGTATATATCTTCGATCGTGCTTCTCCCAGTGGTCTCCGTGCTTTGCTGCTGTCTGGTCCTTAGCTCCTGATCTGTTTCAGGATAAGAGCCTACTGTCGCAGCCTCGGCATTTTCGCAGGAGTCCCAACCGGATGTCGGGGTATTGATTTTCGTCACATCACCCGCGCCGGCTTCAAACGGTCCCTCTTCGGTGCACGTTCCTACCACCGTAGCAGCACCGGACCCGTCGAACGTCCACGCCGGCAAAGTGAACTTGACCAGATCGTCATAAGTCGCCACCTGTTTGCCAGATGACACATAGAGATTCGGTGTGCCTGCCATTGTGAGCTCGACCGTGGAATAGATCCCAGGATGCCGGGTTAAGGCATTGAGTTGCACCAGTCCAGACAAGCCGGCCCCTGTTGCCTTGAGCGGATCGAATTGGTTATATGCAAGCTGGAGTTGCTCCCATGCTACCGCTAAAGCATCAGAAAGAGCATCCCGTATGTTGACCAAGGGATCATTTTCGTCTGTAAGGTTAAGAGCCTCTCCGGTCTGTGGATCAGTGATTTGAGCTAGTGCGGCGTTGATATCGGAGATGATGACACTCAGCCGCTTGAGAGCAAAACCTTCGTCTGTTATACCGTAAGACATCATCCCTCCAGGATACGGGCTCCAAGTTCATCGAAAATGAAATCACCGGTTTCCGTGAGGACCGATGGACCGGCTGATGCTGTTGATGTGCTGAGTTGTGTCAGGTTGACGAGAGAGAATTCGATATCGATCATTGCCGGAGCTATTTGCCCCTCAACTTCGACTTTCATACTGATCGAAAGCTTGCGCTGATTAGCCCATGACGGCTTATCAGTATTGATGGCTACAAGGGATATCACTCCGGGGACATCCAGCACGGCACGACGAATCAACATTTCGACCATCGAAAAATCGCGTGCTCCTAGCATGATCTCATACCATGGCAACCCATGGTCAACTGCCAGGAAATACTCAGCCCAGAAATGATTGAGCGTAACGATGATCCGTTGACGGACTTCTTCGACACCATAAACCGTTTGCAGCTTCCCGCTTCGGTTGATGATCAAATCATAGCTGAGTGGTGCGAGGCCCCAAGAAAAAGCCATGTGTGCTTGCCCCTATTTGACTGGTGGTCCGGTCTGCCCGCCTTGAGGATCTGTATGGACGTGGTTGTATAGGCTAACAGTTTGCGCTTTAACGTCCCCACCTGCGTGGATATCTGCGCTATAGGTAGCCGTTGGAGTGATAACGCCCATCCCACCTGGGGCTGTAATGCTTGCACTCCCGTCGTGGGATATTCCCCATGTGCACGTGTTGCTATGCCCGACGATCCCCGCATCGGTGATTTTTAGAAACACATCCCGTGATCGATTCCGCAACTCAATTCCGTCGGTCTGCCATGCTCCCAAAACGTTAGGCTTAGGAGATGGAGCCATCAGAACAAACGCATCCGTGATATCGTGATGCCTCGACCCTATTCCTTCTTCTGGAGGCTGGACTCCTCCTTGGTCGTGCCAGTTATCAATGGCACGTTGCGAGAAAATGAGCAAACAAGGATCGCCGGCACTTATGGGGAGCGTTAAAGCAAATCCCAAAGTGGAAACAAATGGAAACACCACAGGGGCATTGATGATTTGCGGTGGGTCTTGATGCCCTTGCTCCTCATCGATAAAGGTTCGCATTTTGACACATGGCTGAACTGTCGCCGTTTGTGTTGAGCCATCGAACGAAACGATTTTACCAGGGATCGCCGTGTTGATCTGGCGCATGGCTCTATCAACAAGTTCTCGGCTTTGCCTTGGCTTATCCGCTATACGAAGATCCACTAATACCCCCATATACCAAGCATTCAAGCCTTGTATCGGCTGTCGATGAGTGAGTATCGACGCTGTGAGTCACTGAATTGACTTTGTACTCGATATCTTTCAGATGCTTGTTGATATTGCTAGCCTTGTTAAGCTGCGGATTAGTCGATGATTCAAGCTTGATCGCGCATCCGACGTTGATAAAAGGATTCAGAGTTGTGGAAATGTTGACTCCTGTAGTAGCCTGATTGGGCGGTACCATGATAGGCTCGACGCGCATCAAATAGCCTGGACCACGATTCGGAGATAATGTTATCGAATCAGACGAAAGAACACCTTGGTCATCCAAGGCGTAAAATATACCATTGTCGACTGTCCAAGAGAAACCATAAGTGCGGGATAGATTGTCGAGGGCATCTTTTGCACTGGTGAATTGGGTTAATCCTTGGGAGCCTATTTGCAGGTTAGGAATTTTGATGTTGTTCTTGTCAACGGTTATGCCGGGAATCTTGGCCGCTATGTCGTAAACGATATCCTTTATGGGCGTGTTGGGTACATAAGTCGATGAAATAGTCGATCTAACCAAGCCACCATATCCAGCCAACGAAAGAAGATTCGTTACGATATCGGCACCATCGCGTTGATGATAAGCTGCCAATAACGTCCCTGTGAAAATCGTTGTCATGGGCTGATTTTGCCAGCCTACGACAATCTCCAACCTAGTTCCAGACTGCCCCGCTTTATGCAGACTTGCACGCAATGCTGGCGAAAGATTATAGATCTGGACGATTGTAGGATTGGCTGTGGCGGGCAGCGCTGCGCGGACTTCAACTTTGATGCGGAAATGATCGTTCGTCCCGTCGCCAACAAATTTAGCCGCGACGGACTTGTCCCCACCACCGCGCCATTCTTCAAGCGGGCCGACAAGAACCTCGACTTTGCGAAGATAAGGTTGTTCACTCATGGATACACAACTTCTAATCCAGGCTCGAACCATAATAGCTTGGTAGTGGTCCCTAGAGAGTCTGGAGAGATATAATCACCTTCCGTGAGCTCCACCAACAACAACGAGCCAAGCGTTCTTTTAATTTGAGGATAAGGCTTAAGCAGATCGACCCCAGGCACCAACATCAACCCAGTGAGGATAGCATTGCCGAGTGAATCGGAAAGGTCCATTTGCCAGCATTGAGCAGAGTAGCTGTACCTTGTGACGATGGAAACAACTGAACCACCAAGAGCCACACTGTAGCGGCTTTCCGCATCTGAGTATGTCGGGATAACGGTATAGGCCATTAGTGCAAACTATCCGTTCTAAGCAGCTGGACGTGACCTCTATCGGTAGCATCGGACGCGCTTTTGCTCACATCAGGGCCGCTCGTTTGGTCTGCTTTAGTTGTGTTTCCGGAGTTGTATTGTGTCGTTTCAACCTTAATCTTTGGAATTTCCTGGAAGGTCAACTCGAATCTGAGCCGCTTCCAGTGCGGCGCCTCATTTTCTGCTCTAAGTCCAACAAGCACCATATTGTCGATGGATTTATGAGCCGTTATCAGCGTAAGCTGTTGCCGCTCTTTCCACATTTTTTCCAGCAGATTGAGCGAATATTCGGCCCAGCCTGGGTACCAGTTGCCGACCTCGCAAACGATGTTGACGACTAGCGGCTCCAGAATCACATGATCCGTGATCGGGCTCCCATCCTCTATCGCAACTTTGGTCGCTTCAGCGCGATATTGATAGGACTCCTGTTGACGAGTGGATACGGGAATCCCTGCAACGTACACAGGAGGGGGCTGCCAGGTAAGAGCATAAGCCCATGCACCATAAGTGATGGCTGTTCTGACCGATTGCTGACTGAGGATAGCCTGAACATTACCGCCGATATTTGATCCTATCGTGCTGGTTATAATAGCCATTATTGCACCGATTGAGCCAGGCCACCGGAGAACATAGCCTGAAGAGACACATCTGTTTTCTCTGCGGTTTTAGCCGCTACTGCGTTAGGATCGCCAGCACCGTTGATGTTGTTGTTGATCGTGATATTGGGAGCTGAGTTATAGGCACTTTGAGCATAGGCTTCGCGCTGTTTGATGGACTGCGATAGATCTTTCGGACGTTCATACGCTTTCCCGAAAGTTTCTGTTTTCGCTGACAGACCTTGTGCCGCGGCTAATTTACCGGCTGCTCCCTTCTCGGTGTGCTGTAATTCCCAGTCGACAAAAGCTAACTGGGTCTCGTAATCCTCCCAAGATTTGCCACGTGCTGCTGCGAAATTTTTGAGATCTGTGAATCTTCCTTTTCCTGGACCCTTATCATCTCGCCATTGTCCGATTCCGTGGGCTTGAGACCATTCTGGCTTGTTGAGATCACCATGTGCACCAGTATCTAAACTACCTCCAGATTCAAGCCTTAGATTACCCATGATGGCCGCAGCATCTTCTTTAGAGTATCCCCTGCTTTGATAGTAAGCCATCGCTTGAGCTTCTTTTTCTTTTACGCTAGCCGAAGTTTTGACGGACGCTGTTGGCTTTACGGATTCTGACAAGGTTTTATCCTTCGGTTTATCATACATAAGTTTGTCTGGTGGTATTGTTGCAGCATCAGCCTCTCCGCTTCCAAACAATCCTTCTTTAACTCTCGTATATAGTGATCGTTCGTCGTTCTCGTCGCGCTTTCCAAACTTTTTCGATACCCAAGACCTTTCATCACCTTCCCCGGTCTGCGAGTCTTCCCCATATGAAGCTTCGCTTGACCCTTCTTTCCCACCTACAAAATCGGCTATGGCTTTAAGTGCATCGACAACAGCACCACCTAATGTTTTCAATTTGTCAAAAAAACTGATGATATCGTCTCTATGGTCTGTTATCCATTTACCGATAGCCTTCCCAGCAGCCAAGGCGCCACTAGCAAAAGCTTTAAAAAAAGCAACTATTTCAGGCTTATTTTCTTTGACCCATTTAGCCAGTGCTTTAGCCATTTCTTTCATTTGTGGCGCAAGTTCTGCAGCTACCTCGGCACCTGTTTCTGACAATACGAGTTGTAGTTCTTCCCATGCAGCAGTGAACTCTCTAGCTTTTTTGATGTTATCTTCTGATATTATCGTACCGCTAGACTGTGCAGCATTATGGAGTTTTTGGATTTCACCACGGCCCTTTTGTATCAACAGCAATGTATCCGTGCTGATCCCAAGTTTAGATGCCCATTGCATTTGGGTTTGTTTGGGCATTCCCTGCATGGCATCTGCGATATCGAACAACAACTCATCGGCTGTTTTGAGAGACCCGTTAGCGCGATAGACCGAAACTCCAATATTCATCAGTTCATTATTGTACTCGCCGATAACCGGAGACGACATCGTTCGAGTTAGCCCTGCAATATCGCTCTGGATGGCTTGGTAATTGCCTCCAACCTGAGTGACCGCATAACCCCATTTCTGTAGGCTATCGGTGCTGACACCCGTTACATCAGAGAGTTTTCCGATCTCTCCGGTGGATTTGTTGAATCTTTCCGCAGCATACAATCCGGCTGCAGCGGCTGCAGCAAGACCCGTCGCAAGCTTCGCCGCACCGGTCACAAGACCCTGAAGACCCTCGGTCATCTTGCGAATATTGGCGAAGGCATCCGAGGCAACACTAACACCTATGAGGGTTACGAGCTCATCAATCACAGCCCCTGACATTAAGCGTTATCCTCGGAAGCTTCGTAGATCTTCCGCTCTAGGTATTCTCTCAAATTCAACGAACGATG